CCTTCGACGAGGGCGCCATCGGTGATCTCATCGCTACGCGTCGCCTGGAGCATATCGTAAACTCCTACGCGATCTTCAACGACAAAGAGAAAGCAGTTGAAATGTGCACGGCACGGTTCGATACCATGACGACCAATGCATTCCGCGCTCTCTTCAAACAAATTGCAACGCCAGCCCCAGAGCCTGTTGCGGTTACTGCCTAATATGCTTTCATACGAAGACTTAACAGCGTCCCAGAAGAAATGGGTCGACTTGGTGGAAATCCACTATCCCGAACTCATCACCAGGGATACGCTGACATATGCCGACCTGAAGCGAATTCATACCGAGTTCGTCGGGAAACGGGCGGAGAATAAGAAATACAAATGTAGTATGCCTCTATGGTTGATCACTAACAACGCGATCAGTCGCGGCTTGTACAGATTCCCGGCTTCCTGGCTGGTATTCGACGAGTATGTAGGCGTGGTAGATGAACCTCTCGAAATTATCTACCGTGAAGAGCTGAAACGCTTCGGTATCGAAGGAAAGAGATAAGTTTATTTTACTTTCCTGCAAACTGAGCTATACTTTAATCAACCCTCTAGGACTCATTATGAAAACCAAACAATTTTTAATCTCGGCGATTGCATCGCTTCTCGTGACCAGCGCTTCCGCCGGTCTTGTAAATGGCGGCTTCGAATCCCCCGCGCTTCCAAACACATCATTCTCAATCATGAACCAAAATCTCGTTCCTGGTTGGAGCACGACCTCGTCAGACGGCAAGATCGAAATCTGGTCGCAGAATTTCAATGGTGTGACCTCTTTCGAAGGAAAACAACATGCTGAATTGAACGCCAACCAGGTTGCTGACTTGTTCCAGGACGCACCTGGTATCGCATTCGGATCGGTCGTCGGTTATCAATTTGCCCATCGTGGTCGTCTTGGTATTGACACTATGCGCTTTACCCTGACAGACCTTGGTCTCGATAACTTGTTCGGGACTTCAGATGATACCCAGCTGGTTTCCCGGCTTGTCAGTGATGGCAATGATGCCTGGGGATTTTACACTGGAACGGGTATCGTTTCCATGGGGAATGTCGTTCGCTTTTCATTCATCTCAGTCAGCGCAGCAGGTGATCAGCCATCGTATGGAAACTTCCTCGATGCAGCAGATTTCGGTGTTAATGTAGGTGGGAATCAAATTCCAGAACCCGGCTCATTAGCTCTCCTGGGGTTGGGGTTTGCTGCTCTTTTGTGTGTTGGACGCCGGGAGAAAAATTAAAATGGGAAATCAATTAACAGCAGCATCCATGAAGATCGGCTGGCACTACAACTGGAAGAATCAGCCCGAGCGACTTGTTTACATCGGAAAACTCAGAAGCTGGCATCAGTTCGAGCTTGTGGAGAAACGAGGCACGGGTGAGGTTTGGTGCGAAGTGCTGGACGAGGACTTGCACATGCTTGAAGCCACCATCAAAGGACAATCATGACTAACAAAGCCGAACTGTTAAGTTTATTTTCCTTTCTAAGATTCTGAGTTATAATTGTTGTTGGGCCTGTCGCCGTGTGTTATTATCTATTGGAGTTAATT